TGTTTCTATTCCATTTACCGTATCCGCGGTATAGGTCCAATTTATATCCGTTGACGCTGTTATAGAAACAGTACTCAATAAATCACCCGCACTAAATTCTGTGTTAGATAATACCGTTATTGTATTATCCAAATGAAACTTATTTATGTTTGAGTCTCCAGCAAAAGTTACTTTTACAGAGTTTAATCCTGTAAAGAAATTAGACCTTTGATTAAACAAGTTAATTCTCTCTCCTACTGGTAAAGATTTTGATACCGCAAATCCTGGTTTAGAGACTGGTGTACCATCAGTAAATGTTAATGTTTCTGAAAACGGAACTTTATATCTTGATGGGTCATTTATCGTTGCTAAAGCGCCAAATCCTGCAACAGACTGAGAAGATATTACAGATAAATTATAAATATCATCAGCAGTGGATGCCGAATAATATTGTTCGAACTTTGTTAAATATTGAGGTGCAGATGATAAATAACTTAAGATACCTGTTGGGAGATAACTCGTAGGTCCTCCTGAATTATTTACTGGCAGTGTTTGTGCGGATTGTTTACAGTCACACGCCTGACATTCAGGGTATGTTATCATTGGTAGTCTAAATGAATAATCTCTTTTTTGGTTACAATCAATGTTTAACGAGTTACATATAAAACGAAATGGACGTATAAAACCTATCTTAATACCACATAACCAACAAAGCGCATTTATTAATGTTAAATAAAGCCACAACACCAAGTGCATTGCAAAAAGAATTGCAAGAGCCAATGGCGTTATTAACGTCATTAAAATTGAGAATATAAAAAATAACAAATCAAAATTTCTAAATCCGTCATTTACAGGAAACTTATTCACCGTACTCTCACATTCACTACTATCAATTTCTTTAATCCCTATGAATCTACCCTTAGCACCTTTTTTATACTCATCAATTAATCCTGATACAGTGTAAACCTTATTAAAGTTAAATTCATAGAACGTATCTTCACAATCTATAGCTTCATTTAATCTATTTGTTTTTTGAGTTCCCGTAAAACCATTTGTATATCCACTCCATGCCAATCCAAAATAATAAGAACTTTTTGTTTGTCTAACATCCGGTCCATACTCTTTAACATTTGGGACCAAATAATTAGGTCTTCTAGTTTGAGTTGTTAACGCGGCTGGTTGTTGCCATTTGATTTTAAATCTGTACTTAGCTTTAGTCGGAATACCGATTGTTGGGTCGTTGGATATAACTTTTTCACCAAATTGATTTGTTACTAAGTAATCTAAATTCATTGGTAATTCAGTCAACCATACCCCACTTCCGTCTATAACATTACCCGCCTGTTCTAGTTGGTATAATTCTAAAATAGGATTACCGTCAGAATCTTGTTGTATTGTTTGTCTTATTGCCAATATTTGTCCAGGACCTGAAGATAACGAACAGAGGTTACCCATGTCATCTCTTGGTTTACAATTTCTTCTAACTCTGTAAGCATCCGATGTGGAATACACAGAGCCCATAAATGTCGATGTTGGTTGAATGTCTATATTAGCATCATCTCTTAAATCAAAGTCGACTCTATTGATGGCAATTTGACATAGGTCGGGGTCTCCCCATAATGGAGATATCTCCGCGTTTGTAGATAAATTAACAATTTGTGGTAATGAGTTAAGGTCGGTAGATGTTCTAAATTGATTTCCTGCTACTTGAGCCTCTGTGGCTCTACCCATCCTTATTAAATCTTGTGGTGTTAAAGAAAACTCCCCAATATCTGAAAGGTCCACATCCATTATAATACTTTGACTACCTAATGGAACACCCATAATCATGTAGTCACCACTTTCATTTGTCTTGGCTGTGAACTTGTAATATTTGTCATATATTTCAACCGCAATAGACTGAGTTAATACATCAGTTCTTGAAGGTAAGGTACCTGTTGCGGCGTGTTTTGAATATGATTTTTCGTAAGGTAATAAATTGTATCTATAACCATCTTCATTTTTATCGTTCGGTGATTTGTAAGGGTAGATACTTTGAGTAATAGGATTTGATTCATCAACACTTTCAATCGGTATGAATATTGAAACCCTTGCATTTGGTAATCCAAATCCATTGTTTGCGGTTACTCTTCCCACAATTACACCATAGTCAGCACAACTTCTTGTATAGATGTCTGATTGTTGAATTTTTAGTGAAAGAATTTCAAGAAATTCGAACTCTTGGTCTAATTGAACATTAATTGTCTTATTAATTCCAAGTTCTGTTTGTATCCTATATGATTGCCCCATCCAATGGTTTTACTATAAATAGTTTATGTGGAATTTTATAAAAACACACCACAATAAATTATAGTTCAATCAAAGTAAAAATAAACTTATGAGAATGTAACAGATTGGAAGTTCTTCACAGATACTCTGATATCTTTGTTCGGATATCTAACTTGGTATACTTGTGATGGTTGTGCAAATATCGTATCGTCAACAGGTCCGATTAATTTTGTTTCAGGGTCAGAGTATGCCATTGACGTTTCAGCCGATGAATATTGACCTCCAACTTCGTTATAGATATCAAGTCCTGCAACGGTTAAGACTCCGTTTGTGTTTTGAACTATGCTTCTTATTTCAGATAAATAAACGTTTTGTCCAAGTTGTCTTGTTTGTGGATTAAAGTATGTTGATATTAAATCGATGACCTGTGAAATAATTTGACCTGAATTTTGTGCGGAATCTAATACGATTGAGATGTCTACACTTACATCAATAACTTCAGCGGTGAAGATTGATATGTAGTCATTCATCATTCTATAGTTAGATAAGTAATTGGCGATATTTTGTTTCAAAGTATTAGATACAATGTTAGTCAGTTTACCTGAAGTATCGTATGATAATATTTGAATTAAAATTTTGTTATCGTTTTCGGTAATTGCAACTTTCGCAGGAGCTCCGAATTGAGCTGGCATGTTTCTGATAATTGAATCGTAATCTTGAACTGTCACCGCTCTTTTTTGTGCCGAGAAGTTAAACGATACGTAGTTTCTAATTTCTTCTATTGTTGGTAATCCCGCCCCACCGATAGCGGCAGTTACGTTGTTACATCTTAAAGAGTTAACTACAGATGAGTTTGTTGCCTCTGAAGGTCCGTTAACGAAGAATGATACTGTACCAATTTGATTGATTACGTTTGTACCTAAGTTACTTTGTAATCCACCACCCACTCTATACTGAACGAATAATGTTGAGTTGGCTTTCAACGCAGAACCTAATGAGAAGTTGTTTGAATATTTTTGTAATTCTAAAGTTCCTCCATAAGTTGTGAATTCGTCTAAAGCATCTTGTGCTGTATTTGTTCCTCCACCAAATGTCATTTTTTTAAATCCTTCACCTGTATATTCACTAATGAATCTGTCTTGGGTTTGGATATATCTTCCAACTTTGATGCCAGGTTGGTCTGATACTTTTGTTGGGTCTTCAATGAATACTCTATCTTCAGCTAAGGCATCAACTTCATACCATCTGTTTGATAATCCCATGAATTCAGCTGTTGTTGGTATGTTTGAATATTCTGTACCGTCTTTAAGTAAAACACTTGTAATACCTAACACATTTTTCTCAGGTAAAAATAATTCAAAGAATGGCTTAACATCGTTTGGTGTGATAACTCTTTTGAATACCTTTGTTATACCATTAACAACAAGTTCTCTCTTAGTTATTGTATAGTTTAATAACACACCGTTGGCATTAAAGTTTGGAACTTTTAATCTATTAGGAAATCCTTGAGCGTTGTATGGGGATGCAAAGTTTACATCATAAATGTTTTCAAATACTAAACCAGCCCCTACTACTTGAGAACCTCTCAATAGGGTACCAAGATATCTTTCATCTTCTTTATCACCAAACGCAGGAACTGTAATTGAAAAATCAACCAAAGACACAGATGGTCTTTGACCCGGTAATTTTAAACCGTAAGTTCTAGCAATGTTATAAACCGAAGACTTTTGTTGTGCATATTGAAGAACAGTTTCTTGAATACTTCTATCAATATGGTAATGTAAGTTATCTGCAACTGCGGCATTCAAATCTAAGAATACCGAAAATACTGAGGCATCATTAAAATCCTGTATTAATTCTGGATAATAAGTTCTAACATAGTTTTGTAGCTCTACTCTTATCGCTTGGAAATCTCTGGTTGTATATGGTATTTTACGATTAGCCATCTATGTTAAATATTGATAATTAGAAAATCACTTTGTGCAAACGTTTGACCGTTTGTCGAATAATCTATTTTTATTTTTGCAGTGTATTCTGCGGTTCCTTTTCCAGGAAGTCTGTAGATTGAAGATTCACTTGTTCCTACAAAATTTTGTCCTGTAGCAATGTCAACTTCTTCTGCTGGGTCTGCCGGTGTTATTGTAATTTCATTTAACAATAAATTCGGCATAAAGTTTTGAACCGCATCTCTGATATCTGATTGTATTGCATCAAATGTTAGTCCATCGAAAGGTTCAAAAATAAACTCATATAATCTTGTACCAAATGTTGGTAAGTAATATCTTGAGCCTTTTCTTGTCAATAATAAATGTAATAGGTCTGATTTAATCTGTTCCTTCTCAAATTCAGTTAACTCTAAAAAATCCCCTTTAATTGAATCGTTGAAAGGAAACGCCAAACCATATGTTGTTCCATTTGCCATATCTCATAAATATACTTGGATTATTTTTTTCTTAAATACATATTACCTTTTTGAGCTTTTGGTTCAAAAGGACAATGCCTACATCCATTACCACAACAATATCCTCTTTCAATGTGATATTCTTCAGTAAAAACGGTTCTACCGTTTTCTTCATAAAAATGAGAAGGGAGAAGTTTTGGCTTCTCCCTTTTAATATTCTCTTGTTTCATCTTATACAAGTACTATTTCACAAGCTCCACCTGCACAAGCTACTTCACCACTTAAATCTGTGTCATCATCCATCTCAATAATTTTTGATAAATCGACATCGTGAAGTGTCTTCATTAATTCTTCATACTTATCTTTTGTACAATCTTCAAATGGTGCTTGGATATATGTTCCACCATCATAAGGTAATACTGAAAGTCCGTTATAGTATTCTTTATTCTCCCACATCCACTCACCAACTGCCGGCCACTCATGCTCTCTGATTGAGATTGTTGCCGATACGTTATGTGCATTGTTTCCAGTTCTGTGTCCTGGTTTAATCCATTCTTGTTGAACCTTCTTCACTCTCTCCAATAATTGAATTGGTGATTCGTTTCTTAAGATTGACCCCTCTGGTGCTTTTTGTGGGATTCCAATTACCGCAGTATCATGTGGTCTAAAATACTCATCTTCAACTAATTCTGGATGATTTTCTTTTATATGTGAATAAATCGCTTCATTCTTACCAACTCTAACTCTTCTTACATAATATTCATTATGCCAAGCATGAATACCTGATGAAGTACCTAAGGTTAATGATGTTGTTCCCGCAGGTTTAACAGTTGTTGTTCTTGCCGCTGGATTAATGTGTAATAATTCAGCAACTCTTTTGTTTTCTTCTTTAACTACTTTAGCTGCAGATTTCATATTCAAACCTAACACAGCTCCTGAACCGATACCTGTCATTGAAATTCCAATTAACGCATCTTTTTCAGTTGTTCTTTGCCAAATTGGTCTTAAGTAGTGGAAGTTTGTATATCCCGCCTGTAATGTTCCAATGAAAGACGCCGCTCTAACTCTATCTTCATAATCTTCTTGAGATACAACGTTAGATACGTTAACCTCTGTAAGGTTACAGAATTGGAATGGTCTCAAAGCAATTTCACAACAAGGGTTAGTTCCCCAATCTTTATCATTACTTAAGTAGATACCAGGTTCTCCTGCACCACTTGCTTCAATTCTCTTCCATAAATCCATGAAGTAGTCTTTGGTGATTTTGTGTCTCATCAAAACTGCAGAGTTATTAGCTCTACCTCTTTGTGGATTTGTTTCCCACCAAGCTCCACTCTTACATCCAATCATTTCTTCATCAGTTGCTGAAAATAATGAGATAAGTGCCGCTCTTCTGATACCACCAGCTAATACCGCATCTGCAATATGACAAACGATATCGTGTACTTCAATTGGTTTTAATCTTTCACCATCTTGTCTTGAATCCAAGATACCTTCAACCTTAATTAAACATTCTTTTAGTGGTTGAGGACCAGGAGCTTTACCACCTGATGTGATAAGTCTTGCACCTTTTGGTCTGATGTCACTGAAATCAAATTCAATTTTAGAACCACCATAGAAATATGATTTAACCAACACTTTAACAGCGTCAGCCCATCCTTCGATAGAATCGGCTACTAACCATCTTCTTCCTCTTTCTTTATTTGGTTTTCTGATTTCAGGTAAAGCATCAACGTGATGTTTTTGTACTGAATAACCAACACCTGTTCCACCTAAAAGTAAGAACATGATTTCAGAGAATACTCTCCAATCATCAATCGGTGCGAAGGCACAGTTGTAAATTCTGTTTGGTGAAATCTCAATAGGCTTTCCAGCAAATTGCATTGACCTCATTGATGGAAGAACTTGTTTTCTGTAAACATACATGTAGTTCTCTCTAATTTCTTTTTCTAATTGTGGATATTGCTTAATATGCATCTCCATGTTTCTTGTGACCAATTCTTGCCACGTTTCTCTTCTCTTTAACTCAGGGATATACTTTGCGTATTTCATATACACGGTAATATCTGATAAAATCCTGTTTGAAATGTCCATTTTGTAAATTTTTAGGTGTAGATATTTTATTAAAAAATCAACGATTTTTATGATAAATATGTGGTCGAACACCAATCGGCCAGCAAATTTAATAAAAAAAAATAAGTTTTTTGTGAAAAAAGTGTATATTTAATTAAGTAGATTTTTGCTGAGATTCTCTCTCTTTTCTTTTCTCAAGAAGTTCCTTAACTCTATCCCTTTTTCTTTCCTCTTGTTGTCCCTCAAATCCTAAGAAGGTAACTGACGATTCAGTATCTATTTCAAGAAGTTCATTGTTAAACTTGCAATTTTCAAAGACAACTCCGTCTTTACCAAGACGTGACTTTGTAATGGCTATCGTTGCTAAGTTCATTTCCTTTTGTTGTAATGACTTAGCCACAGTGATGATTACGTGACCCACCTGAGCCTTTTTGATGGAACCACCCATTTGGTCTGTAGTCACAACCTCAGATGAGATTGAACTTCTATTACCTTGAGTTGCTGTCCATCCAGCAAGATTCAACTCGTGACACATACCTTCAAATCCTCTCATTACAGAACCTTCAGCTTTCCACTCATCCTTAGCACTTGATTCAGGGAGAACACAATCAATATAATCCAATAGAATCATATCAATCTTTGTACCGTCAGCAATAATCTTTCTAACTTGATTCTTGATTTGATTCATGGTCATACTATCAGAAGCTAACTTCTTCAAGATTAACTCATTCTTCATAGTCTCTTTAATCTCAGTTATCTTACTCATAACAACATCTTTGTGGAGAACCAAATTATCTGGTTCAATCCCTGTCCACATTGTAAAATGTTTTCTTTGGATAATCTTTGGGTTGTCCTCAAAAAATATTTGAAGAACGTTATAACCCATGTTAAATGCTGTGTTGGCAATCTTACATAAGACTGTGGTTTTACCAACCCCCGTAGGAGCTAATATAACCCCAATCTCACCCTTCGCAAGTCCACCCTTAAGTAGTTTGTCGATTCCTGTAATACCCATTGGAATAGGGTGTCTGTAGTCTTCGTCGAGGACTGTGTCCAAGTTATCGAATACATCTGTTTGACCTTTCTCAACCTCACCCACTTGTAGAGCTTCTCTAATAAGTCCTTCTACCTTGTCATAAGATTCAAAGTCACCTTCAGTAATAATCTTTTGTGATTTGTCCATCGCCTTCTGTAACTCTTGTTGTTTACAGAATTTCAACGCCTTCTCTTGAACAAAAGATGTTCCTTCAAACGGAGCATCTTTAACTTGTTTAAGTGTGTCCAAAACAATCTTGGCAACAAGTTCTTGAGGAATCTCAGATTTTACAATCTGTTCTAAGGTATCAAAAGTAGGTGTTGACTCGTACTTTACATGATACTCTTTAATCATCTGTATGATGATTTTAAAGTACTTGTTGTCGAAGTATGAACTCTCAATAACATCCATAATTGAATGTGAAAAATCCTTGTCGACAACTATTTGGTTGAGTAACTGCACCTGAAATGTGTTCCCTAAATAATCAAAATTCTTGTTCATAGTTGTTTTAAAATATCCCCTCTTTTATTAAATACTTACTTACTTGTTTCGAAATCCAAATATTGGTAAGATAATTTGTTGTTTGAAAAAATGTCAGTTAAATCTCTTAACACATCTTTCAAAAATGGTCGTACGTCAACCGTATAACGAACTTTTGGCGGAAATAATTTTCCATCAAATTGTCTATGACAAATTGTCTGTTCTCCAACTCTCACAAAAAGGTTAAATATTTCAGGACCATCTGTGAACGATGTATCCATAATTTTTGGGTCATGACTGATTGCATCTCTGTTGTCCATCATGTAAACAACTGTTTTCATCTTAAGATAATACTGTAACTCTTCTTTCAGAGCTTTGATGTACTCATACAAGTCCACCGAGTTCTTCGCCTTAGGGTTAAAACCTCTAACGTTGAAGAATCTTTGTACAACAATGTTGTCATTCAAAGTCAAAAGGAATTCCATTTTGGTGCTGTCCATTTCTTTCATAGCGTTTTAATTTTTGTTTGTGTTTCGTTTTTCTTTTCTTATTAATTTTGTGAATGGTGTGAGAAAATTAACCCAAGCCTCATCATCTTTAGGGAGGTACTTGAATAACCCATCTTCCATCATCATTCTCATTAGGTTTTTATATCCCCTGTCGGTGGGGTCAATTGAATCTATGTAAATTTGTTCTACTAAGGTCTTTCCATCATCTGTAATTAACGGGTTTGAAAGGTCTACAATTTGTTTGTTTGTGTTATAAAACTCTTCTCCAAGTATAGTTGATTTTGTCTTCCCAGTCAAAATATTTGATAAAGTTTTAATGGGTTTCTTTTGCGGGATATTTCGTGCAATATCGAGTAATTCTTCGATAGTGCAGGGTTTTTCCTGCACTTGGGGAAAGTATTTTACTAAAGTTTTTTCACCAAGACCTTCAATTCCATCTATGTTGTCTGATTTGTCACCTGTAAAGATTTTACAGAGTAATACGTTGTAGTGAGGTATCTCTACCTTGTTGATAGTAATATTATCCCCAAACCTATAATACTGTTTTAGTATAGGTGAGAATATAGTTACTCTTTCATTAATTAATTGGGTTAAATCTTTGTCAGCTGAGAATATAGTAATCTCTTCGTTTGTCGCAATCTTACAATAATAAGCAATTAGGTCATCAGCTTCATTATCATTCATTTCAACTTGTCTCACAAAAACTTCTTCAAGGTAATCCTTAACTCGAGATTTTTGTTGTAGATATGAGATGTACTTATCATCATTCATGTCTTGTCGTCTATTCGCTTTGTATTGAGGATATAATTGTTTCCTGATAGATGAATTAGATTTTCCATCCCAAAAAACAACAACTTTGTCTATTTGTTCTTCATCCAAGAATCGGCGAATAGTATTAATAAAATGATATACACCCCCAATGTGAGACCCATCATTATAAAGTTCTTTAACACCGTGAAAGCCGATTTTAAAAAGGTTATCACCATCTACCAATAAAGTTTTAGACACATAGTTTATTTAAATGTTAACAAATATATTACTCGCTGATATCGTCTGTTGTTTCTTCTAAAGTCAATTCGCCAGTTCCTGATAAGATACCATTCCAATATTGAGAATACTCTTTCTTATAAGCTTCTAATGCTTCCTTAGTATCTTCAATATATCCTTGTGGTACCGCAATCAATTTACCGTCGTTGTATCCTAAACCGTTTACGTGGTTCTTTAAAATTGAAATCTTAGTTCTGATAGCATATCTTACAGTTCTTCCTCCTTTGGTTGCTGTAATGTGGTTAATACCAGCACTTGCTTGGTTACCGAAAAGGAATACTAATGATGATGCTAACCATAGAGCCTCACCACCTTTTGCCTTGATTGTTGGTTGTCCGAATGGATTATCAGGAAGTGCAACCCAAGGTTGATTTACAACCACCAAAGTATTGTAGTAAGCATAATCTTCTTTCTTTGATTTAGAAATTCTTGAGTGAACTCCCATACCAATCTTGTCAGCAAGTGTAGCGGCATTATGTTGTTTACCACCCTTACCATCGAAAGTCATCTTACAAGGAATTGAACCTACTGAATCCCAAAGGAATAAGATTGATTGTTGAATCTCACCTTTCTCTTGAGCATCTAACACTTCATTAATAAACTCAGTTACTTGTTCAATATAATCAAAACTATCATTAAAGATAAAGTCACCATCCCACTCACCGTCAGAGTTCTTCTTGGCATCCAAACCTAATTCAACAGCATGTTCCCAACTCCATTTCTTTTCAGTAATGATAAAGACAGGTAAGTGTCCTTTCTTTTGAGCATCAGCCGCGGCTAATATCATAGCAGTTGTCTTAGAACTATTACTATGTCCTAAGAACATATTGATGCCTCCCATAACAGGACCTGGTAATCCACTAGCACTTAAGAAAGCATCACCACAAAAGTAGTAGCTAGTTTCTTTATATTTTGTTTTGGTTGAGAACTTATCTTTAAATCCTCCCGATTCTTTTTTCTTAATTCCCGCCATCTTCTTTTCTTTTAATGTTTGGTATTTTACTTATCTTAGTTACCTTATAGAATTCTTCATCTTCTTCATATAATTCACCAAGTTCTTCTTCGTGAAAAGTAATTAAACTTAGAGACAAGTCTCCACTTTCAGACTGTTCTTTTAACATCCCAAATAAAACAGTATCACCAATTTGTTTGGCTCTACCAGAGAAATAACTCTTATTCTTTAATTGACTTAATATTTCGTAAGACAATGTTTTATTGTCCACCAATTGTATTTCAATTTCTTCTTTAAATGTCATATGATAAATTAAAAAGGGTGGAGTATTACCTCCACCCGTATAAATTAGAATGGTAAATCCGAATCCGCCTCAGCTTCAGCTTGAGGGTCAACAGCCTTTGCAGGTGCCGCCTTTTTGCTACCACCGAAAGTTTCTTCAGCAACTGTTGCGTCACCGTAAACGTATCCACCTTTTTCAGTGTCCCATTTTGGTGTCTCACCTCTTGCAATCGCCTCAAGGTATTCAACAGGTTTTTTAGAATATACATCCAACCAAGTTAACTCATCGTTAATCCAAGCATTTGCTTGCTCTTTTTCTGCGTGAACAGGAGCTTGGTCTTCATACATAATTGTAGATACACTTGTGTACTCTTTACCTGCCGGTGTTTTTGATTTTGTTAACTCGATGATTAAATCACGTCCTGTTGTAGGGTCAGTGATATCACCTTTGTTTCTCCAAATTGGGATGATTTTGTCCAAGATACCATCGTTCTTGTAATTGTGTTTAAATCTCCAAAATTTTGGACCGTCTTCTTCTCGGTCTCTGTCAATAACTTTTACGATATAGAATTTACGAGACTTATATTGTTTCGCCAATTCTTTATCAGATTCTTTACCTGTTGACATCAATTCTTCATAAACCTCATTTAAAGGAGAACGCTCATTGTCATTCTTTCCTGGGTCATAGAATTTTTGCCATTGACCACCAACTTGAATTTCGTGGTACCAAGCTTCTTTAAACGGTGATGAACCGTCTTGGGTAGGAAGGATTCTTACCTTTCTTTGTCCCGATTTCTCTTTATCACCAAGGATTAAAGCGAAATACTTTTTCATTCTTTCGTCTTGCGACATTTTACTTTGG